GAGGTAAATATGGTGGGAGTACGCCACTCTATGAATCGGGGGCTTTACACGACAGTCTAAAGAAGACAAAAGATGGGATGGAGATGGTTGGTTATGCCCCTGCTCACCATAGTGGGCATGAAACTGGGCATTTCCCACCCAGACCATTTATAGTCATCCCGAAACTGGAAGATATACAAAAAACCTTCACAGATTCTATCAGGGAGTCTCTCTACAGAAAATCACCACTTGTATTAAAAACATAAGGGTAGTATATTATGGCAGACAAAGAGAGATTAGATGACAAAGATAGAGAAATACTTTTATGGATTGCTCTCGGATTATCTTACGATGTGCGAATCTTCACAGAACGACTTAGACAAGAAATTGAACGACTTACACGAAGTGGCGTTAGCGAACAATCAATTATTGGGGTTCTTGGTACGGATTTTAGGGAAAGAGGAAGAATCTTTGGGGAGTTCGGCAACTCCATTAAGCGAGGAGTTGTTGGAGGAATTAACCAAGCATTCCGCAGAAGCGGAGAAATGGGGCGAAAGTTGAGATGGGTTACTGTCTCAAAGAATGTATGCCCTGATTGTGAAAGCAGAGCTGGAGAACTTGACACATGGGAAGGCTGGGAATCAAGAGGGATGCCCGCTTCTGGATGGAGTGTCTGTAAAGAGTATTGCTACTGCCAGCTAATGCCAGAAGACATTGAGATTAATGATACAATAAAAATATGAAAAATTATAACATAAAACGATGGGTTTGTGATGATTGTGCATGGGATTGGAATACTCTTGCTGTTGGTAATACCAATGAAGAGTGTCCAGCTTGCAATTCATTCAATGTGAGAGAATCTATCGTTTCGGCAGAAGCTGACTTCCTCGAAGAAGTTGAAGAAGAGTTTGCCGAAGAATTAAAAACTGATTATTAAATAGTTTTTTTAAGCATCGCTCATTGTGAGGATGCCAACTTGCATAACAATAGGAGTTAATAATGAAAATAGCAAGAGTACCAATTCATTTCAATCGAGATGAATTTCTAACACCCTTTGACACAATGTTTGATAAGATTGTGCAAAGCCAATTCCCGAACTTCCAAAAAGAATTTGGAATTTCATTCAAACACGGTTCTTTCCCGAAGGTAGATGTGGTTGATTACGACGAATGCGTTGTAATCGTCGCTGAAATGCCCTCAATGAAGAAGGAACGACTCAACATCGACGTAGAAGACAGAGTCCTCACGATCAGTGGTGATAAGCACCAGTTAGAAGATGAAGATGCCCGTTATATTATGAGAGAACTAAAGCACTCCTCATTTAAGCGTTCATTTCAATTAGGTGATAACTTATCTACTGAAATCACTGCCAAATTTGAGGACGGTGTACTTAGAATCGAGATTCCGAAGAAAGAACATTTGGAATCAGACAAGAAGCAAATAGATATTAACTAAATGCCAATATCGATATATTAGATTCTACCTAAAGGTATTATATATTATATCTATATATATACGTTAGTATATATGGTTCGAAAAAATCAGACATGGTTTTCAGTGTCTCACCGAGGGTGGGGATAGGCAAAAAAGGGCTTACCCCACCCAATTAATTGGTATAGGGGGGTCAAAGGGGGTATACCGAAAAATCGGTACTGGTTTTTTACCTGTAAGTTTAGTAATATTGAGAGATATGGCAGAATTAGCTATTTTCGGCTTTTATTACCTTTTCTTGCCATTCTTTCGTTTGATTTGGGGTTTTCCGACCCCTTGGTAGGATTTCTACGCCTACATTCTTTGCTCTTGTACGCCATTTGGCAGATTCCCTACGTTTCTCCATAGTATTCTCCAATTTACGTAGCTCTGCTTTCTCTTGAGCCTTTGTTTTGGGTTTTATTTTTTTCTCGTAGACTGGTCTTTCTGGCATAACCGTAAATTCTGCTTCTTGGACACTCTCATAGTGTTTAGGAGATGCGTTATCGAGAAACTTCTCAAATGGGCTTTGTGTATTATTAACTTCGACCCTTTTTATAAGTTTGCCTGAATGTTCAAGAATAAGCCTACCCGCTTGAACATTACCTGCTTCAGCTTCTCGTATCATAGCATTTAAAATAGATGGCAGTTTAGACCCGAAAGAAATCATATACTTCTGATAGAACACCTCTACAAACTCAGGGTCTCTCATCCATAGATGTACAGTTGCTTTGCTAACTCCCGCCTCTTCCGCTACTTCATCCATCTTGGCATTAGGGTATGCTGTCATAAATTCCAAAGCACGAGCCTTTGAAGGCTTCCATTTATCTGGTAAATTAACGCTCATATAGGACTTCCCCTTTATATTTGCTATAATATATACGACTTTACGACTTTAATACAAGAAATATTATATTATATGTATCATCAACTACTTATTTTGCCTGAATCCAGAGAAGGCACAAATACTACTATAGCAGTAAACACTAAAACTACCCCTTCTTTTCTTCTTAGGACTTTCTTCTAAATCCTTTTATAATTGGACTTAGAGCAAACAATGCTATATTTCATTTTGAGAGGTGCATGGAAACCCCCACCTTCAGAAATGACCATCACCCCCACCCCCCAAAAACCTTAAAAAAACCTTAAATTAAGATTTAATTAAGAAATTAAGATTTTAATAAGATTGGGGGGTTGTTTGGATGTATCCCAAAGCCAAAAAAGAAAAAATTAATAAATAGTTTGGCACGGTTCTTGTATACCGAGGGGGAAAATGAGTTTTAAAATTATTTAGAGTTTTGATCTATGTAAATCAATATATTGTTAGACTTAGTATTTTACAAACCAATCGGTGCGAAGGAATCGGAGAAAATACGAAGAAAAATAAAAATAATTAAAATACCCGCTTTGTTCTGATATTGTTAAAGATAGGGAAACCAAGCCCACCATAAATAAAAAATAGTTTAGCCATACATATATAATAACCTTAACATTACCCATTGAATGAATGATAAATAATAACTATTGAATAAAAAAAAGGAGATTACAAATGAAAATAACTCATAACAATATAAACGATAATGGTGACCACCATATGGTGGACTTAGTCCTATCTAACGGTGACAAGGTGGAAATCTATGACAATATAGAGGGATACGGTCACGTTGAGGTGATACGACACGATTACAATATTAAGTCCGATGTGACGACCAAAACGTCAAGAGCCATCAAATTGGATGGTTTTCGAAATACCTTAACTAAAGACAGGGCGATTGAGATCAAGAGTGATAACCTCCCTAACGGTGACCGCAGAAGGACACAACTCGAATTAACCCATTTTTACCAAAAACATACAGATAAAAAAGGAGCGAAAAAATGAGTAAATCAATTAAACTATCGGGGAGGTTTTCAAGTCATGCGATTCCCTGTACATATTATACACTTTGGATTGACTGGAATAAGGACGGGAATTTTTCCCCTGAGTTTGGCGACTGGTTCAAGTACATTGTGGAACAGGAGCAAAAAGACTCATATGAAGGTGAAACGTTTAAAATAATTGAAACAATGGAGGAAGGATATAATAATGAGTAAAATAAAAATGCTATTAATCCCATTTAAAAACCTGTTTTTAGGAAAATATCATAATTCAGTTTTACTTACTTCTGAGGGAAAAAATATAGAAGGTACATTTAAAATATTTTTTCACAATCTTAAAAAATACAATTCAATTAAATAAAAAAGGAGCGTAATAATGAAATTATATGAACAAAAATCAAGTGAAACCTATTCCTGTGGGATATGCTCACGTGAAGTTAAAAAGGGTGAGTTTCATCACGACCACGACCACTATATCAATGACAGAACGTGGGGATTTGAGGCGTTATTAAAGCAAACGCCCCCGAGAGAGCAAAGAGTTCAATATTTGGAAGAGAACCCTACAACAAAAAAAGAAAGGGCAAACGAAAGGGAATAAAATGGAATTAATTAAGGAAATACATATTAATGGGCTTGATCTGCTTTTAATGGGCGTAATTGCCTATCTATTAGGGCAAGTTCACAATTTAAAAAACGAGGTGAAAAAATGAAACTAAGAACAACAAAAAAAGAGATAAAAGAAAACGCTTTCAATATTTTAGCCGTCGGCTATTGTGAACTTGAAAGCCTTTTAAAATACGAATCCCCGTTTGCTTATTCTGCTGGGGTTTATGGGTGGTCTTGTGATTATTACCAATTTGACGGGGTGGTAATTTCAACGGGATATTCCCCCATCGGGAGCCGAACAGATTACCAAGAGACCCGAGACGTAAACGAAAAAGCGAGCCACCTACACGATAGGAGCGAACTTAGAGAACTGATAGGTGATTTCGTCAAGAACCAAATAAACAGGTAAACAAATATAGCCCCCTTAATTGGGGGCTTTTTTTGTGTCTAAAATTAATTAAATGAATAAGACCATAAGCCACCACCCAAAACACCGTTTTAAAGCCCATATTGGGGGTAAGATGGGCAACAAACCTAAAATTGATACCAATATACCTTCAATACATAAAAGTTTGGGTTTGAGCCGTTTTTGGGCGAATATGGGCAAAATTAGAGGGGGAAACACCTTAGAAAAGAGGATATTTGGGTCTTGTTTAATAGGTTTAAAGAGGACACTAACATCTTATTTAAAGAGGACAAATGGGTCTTCTTATATCTATTTAAAGCGGATAAATGTGTCCTGTTATAATGTTATAAGCGGATATTTATATCCTATTATCAACTTTAAAGCGGATAAGTATACCCTCTATTATATTTTAAAGGAGACAAATGTATCTTGTTATAATATTTAAAGTGGACTTGTATATCCACTTATCGGATTATAAGTTGAGACTCATTATCAATAAGAGTTATATGGCGTTATATGGCTCAAAATGGTGTCAAAATGGATAGATTTCAAATAGTCGATAGTAGGTATGCCTTATGCCGAGAAAGTGCCGTCAGCGGATTCTCAAGAGGGTGAAAAATGAATGAAATTGAAAAAAATGATTATTTTTGTCTCAATAAGAAAAAAAAATAAAAAAAGACTTGACTTGTATTATTATTATTGATTAGCTTCTGGCAGTTCATTGACAATGTAAATAAAGGAGAAGAAAATGAAAAAACCCGTACATAATCTTATGGGATTCACGATGGATAAGAATCACGAATTTATAGTCGTGGGTCAATTCTGTTTTGGGGTTGCGGAAACAATCGAAGATGCTATGAAAAAGGCGAGAAGTGTTGGAGGAGATGTATCGAGATGTTACTGCAAAATAATCCCCAAAAAGAAATTCGGTGGCGAATGGGAAATATGCCAAATGACAGGTGGTATTTCTATTCGTAATTCCGACAAATGGGATTATAAAAAAGATGAAGTATTTCTCCAGACATGGAATAAAAATTTTCATGTCGGTGGAAATAAGAGTGGCAAGGTCATTAAATATGGCTTTGATTTATTTAACTAATAACAAGGGGGGTGAAATTCCCCCCAAAAATTTAAAATAATACTTGACTTTTATATTTCAAGTGTTATAAACTCTAATAGTTATTTGGAAACAAAAAAAGGAGAATAAAATGATAAATAGAAATACTAAATCAATGGATAAAAAACTTATTTTAGAATCCATGATAATAAGCGACAAGTATCACCTATTGAAGGAAAATGAGAATTATATAACATACCAGTTATTGAGATTGAAGTTATATAT